CAAAATGTGGAGTACAAATCTACTCCAGCACTGAGGCAGTTAAATTACTATCCTGAAAAATTACAGGGTGGCGTAGCGCTCCACCACCCTGTTACTTTAATAGCGGTTTGTGGTGAGATTTCTTGATTTACTAGCATCTAATTGACGATTTAGATTCTCACGGGTAACTTTACCGCTAAGTAGCTTTGCTAGTTCATCACGGCTCTTACTGTTAAAATCTGGGATGCCGTACAGATTAGCCAACCGTATCAAAATCGGACGCTTTTGCTGTTTTAACTCATTCTCACCAACTGTTACCGCCTTACTATTGCCATTAGATTCAGCACTAACTATCATCTGAAAGTCACTAGCATCGCCTTTACCGTTGCCGTTGTGACCATTACTGTTTGGCGTGGGGTCTTCCAAAGTCACTTCTGATTCAGGATTGGGTATTGGAGATTGGGCATCAGACGGTGGGGTTTCCTCAAACACCGCATCCTGAACTGCTGGAGGTTCATCACTAGGGGCAGGGGGTTGAGGGGAAACAGGGGCATCAGGTTCAGTAGCAGCCGTAATTTGCAGAGGAGAATTAAACAGGGCATCAATAGCAGCCTTAAAGGTAGTAACTTCCTCTGGACAGATACCATTCAACATCTGTAAGGCAGTACCAACTTGCACCAGAGCAGAATCAGCAGCTTGTTCCGCACCTTGCACCTCTTGAGCGTGTAGTTGCAATTGGGTAACTTGTTGTTGCAGTGCGGCGATTTGCTCTTGGTAAAATTCGATCTGAGCGTTGATGTTGCTGAGGCGATTAAATAGTAACATTGCGAGATCCTTGTAAGTTAATGGTGAAGCGAGTTTGATTTGAGAGATTGACCCCAGCTTGTAGCTAGGTGCTGGGGTGTAGTTGGTCTAGTCGTTGTCTTGAACAGCAAATTGTCCGTAACCAGAAGTTTGAGTTAATCTTTCGCAAACATCATCTAATACCTGATTGCCAGTAGGGGGAAACTCTTCACCTAAATGGTACTTAGCAGATAATTCACCGCAGAGACTAGCATCACCGTTGCAATGGGGTAAAATCTGACCTTCTGGAAAACCAACTTCATCAATATCATTGCTTGGCCAACCGCTTTGAGGGTAACGCTTGCGGTTCATAGCACGAATAGACTCTTGAACTTCTACAGGTTCCTGCTTGAGCAGTTCGTTCATTTCAATAGCTGCTTGTAACCAGGGAGAAACGGGCTGCTGATTGTTATTGGTAGTCATTTTCAAAATTCCTTTAGGTGTAAACCCAGCGTCTTAGAAGCGGTGGCTGGGGTGATTGCTTTGGGCTTTGTGTGTAGTGGTTTTGCCCTTATGACTACTACTATAGACGGTACACAATTGGATGTCAAGGGGTAAGATAGAAAAAAACAGAAAATTTTTTACAGCTTATGACTGGCAGCAATTCCGGGTATTTTCCGAGTCATGGTATAGGAAGTAAGAGCAAGCAAAAAACCATCTCTACTATGTACCATAATCAAATCGACGCAATATTACGCTCAATGGAAAGTCGTTCTGATTACATTCGCCAAGCTGTAAACGAGAAGCTACACAAGGACGGCTTGCTAGATGACGAATTAATTCAGGAACTGCGAGAAAGTGGTCAACTACCCTGAAAAACAACGGTATAGACTTTATGCGGTAGATAACCCAAATTGGAGTTAGATAAAAAGTTGATGAGCCTGGTTTGTGTCCGGGCTTTTTTATTTAACAAATAGCCATGATTCAACTACCAACAACAGGCACACCGGAACAAAAACAAACGGTCTTTAAATTTCTAATACAAAGCAAATATGAGGGAAATGTAGACAAAATCATCAACGGGCCAGTCCGTGCTAAAGGTGGCATAGCAGGCAGATTTCAAGATGGTAAAAAAATAATTTACTGCTGCTTTCAAGAATCAGATGATGGCTGGCAGGCAAAATATGAAGTAGTTGGCTTTGCAGAAGTAGTTGGCTTTGCAGAAGATGAACAAGATACAGTTGACTCATTCACCGAGCAGCTGCGAAATGAAGCAGGGCAACTTACTGATGGATGGGTGGGACAAATAAGAAACCTACTAGATAATTCAGACGACCTAATCAACTTTCAAGAATCCTTAAGCAACTTCTACCCAAATTTGAGCATTGATGATTTCAGCAGCATCATGGGTGAAGCCATGACCGCATCAAGGTTAGCAGGTCAATTTGAGGCACAAGATGGTATTTGAGTATAGAAGCTTACCATTTACCCAAGCTATTGATTTCTTCCGGGCTAAAGTCAACGTCCCCACAGCCAGCTATCAAGACGTGTGGGAACATGATATCGCCTTCGTGGTAGCAGGGGCAACAAAAGCCACCCTACTAGCAGATTTTCGTCAAGCAGTAGATGAAGCCATAGCCACCGGAAAGACCCGGCAAGAATTTCAGAAAGACTTTGATCGGATTGTAGCAACTCACGGCTGGGAGCATCGCGGTGGACGTGAATGGCGTGCCAATATCATTTACGGAACAAACCTCAGAACTGCCTATGCTGCGGGACGCTGGGAGCAGATGACCGACCCAGACATACTGAGAATGCGTCCTTATTGGATGTATAAGCATGGTAATTCACCACATCCCAGATTACACCACTTAGCCCTAGATGGAAAAGTATTTCCAGCAGATGATCCTTGGTGGCAATACAACTTTCCCCCCAACGGCTGGGGCTGTAAGTGCTTGGCTGTTTCCCTCTCGATCAGAGATGTAGAGAGAATGGGTAAAGAGGTAGAAACCCCACCCCGCACAGCTACTTACACCTGGACTAACCCCATTGATGGTAAAAAGTACACCATCCTGAATCAACCAGATCCAGGCTGGAACTATACCCCAGGAAGGTCAACACCACAAGAAAAAGCCCAAATCTTCCAGAACATCTTGCAAAATTTACCTGATGATCTACGCTTCCAAGTTGAGCAAGATGCTGTTCAACGTACCCAACAGGCGGGTAACATCTTTAAACAGTCTCTATTTCAGTATCTAATTCAAAAACAATACCAAAAGCAAATCCAAGTTTTCGGTATTCCTGAAATGATCCAGGGAAATTTTACAGGCTATTTTCAAGACGGAAATATTACTTACTATGGACAAATTGAAGCTAGTGATAATAGTTGGGTAATTAATTATGGTCGGCTTGATTCTGAAAGTTGATGACAGTGAAATTCAAGAGTATTTAACACAACTACAATCAAAAGTTCAGAATTTAGAACCAGCATATAAAATAATTGGCGAGTACATGATACTTGCCATTATAGACCGCTACGATAAAGAAATCACAGCAGAAGGACAGCCTTGGGCTGCTTTAAGTGCAGCCACAATTAAGCAGAAGCAGCGCAAAGGTAAAATACAAAAAATCCTCCAACAAGATGGGGACTTAAGGAGGACGATTATTTATCAAACATCACCTACCCAATTAGAAATCGGAACAAACCGTATATACGCAGCTATTCACCAATTTGGAGGACAGGCAGGAAGGGGTAAAAAAGTAACTATTCAAGCCCGTCCATTTTTAGGAATTAGTGAAGCTGACAAATCCGAAATTGTCAAAATTTGTCAGGATTTTCTAATTACTTAGTAAAATATGCGATTGTGTAGCTAACATTTGTGGCTGCACTTAATTCCATATTCAAAGCTTGGTTACTTCCAACCTTTAATTCCCTATTCACTGGGTAAGCCACTGGCTGGCCATCACCTATAACCCCGGCAAGAACAAATTCATCAATCTGAGAATTACCCGCTTTGAGAACCACATTCACGGGAGTAGCAGATTTATTTTGGATTCTTACGTATGAGATGTACGCTGTTGCTCCCCCAGCAGGTGCTGAGAAAATTGTGTTGTTTGTGTTGCTGGTAGTGTTAGAAACGACATTAATAGTTCTATCAAGTAGCTCAAGAAGTCGTTTCTGTAGCTGCAACAGATTAAATGCACCAGTATTATTTGTAGCTGGAGCATCGTTTGGATTACCAATACCAGATCCAGCATCACTAAATGTAACCTTGGTTTCCCAAGCAGTACCTGATTCATCATCTCGAAGATTTGATAACGTCTGAGACAGACTTTGAATCTGGTATAAGAGAGAGCATAGAATCCCTAAGATTCCTATTGTGGGTGGGTCGTCAACCCCGTCGCTAATGGGAAATCCTAATTTCTCTAGAACATAATTTTGAAACTCTGTTGGGGTTGGATTTCCACCACCACCACCAAAACTCACATCAGAAACCTTCAGATTAATACACAAATTACCTTCCGAATCAAAATTCATAATTTTGGCTCATCTAGATTAGATTGCTCCAAATTAAACAAATAAATTTTCTTTTACTAGCCAGAAAAAAATCAGCATTACACCTGTAAAACTTCAGGCTTCCTATTCATGATGTGCCTTGCCACAATCATAATCATGAAACCTCTACAAATCTTCAAAAAAGGCAAACACACGGCAATGAGCGGCGTTACTCTCAGTTTTTCTGAGAATGACGTGAGAACTTCCATCTCTGAGTACGACCCAGATGTGCATCAAGCACCCTTGGTAATTGGGCATCCAAAAACAGATGATCCTGCCTACGGGTGGGTAAAATCGCTTTCCTATGTCGATGGCATCATGGAAGCACTGCCCGAACAGGTAGATCCTGCCTTTGCCAAGATGGTAAATGAAGGGAAATTTAAAAAGATTAGTGCGAGTTTTTACCCACCAGATAGCCCGAACAACCCCAAACCAGGAATTTACTATCTCAAACATGTGGGCTTTTTGGGGGCTGCTGCACCAGCAATCAAGGGTCTAAAGAGTGCCAGTTTTGCAGAAGATGAAGATTACATAGAAGTTGAATTAGATTTTTCTGAATTCTGTCAGTGTCAAACTAATAAAAATAAAAAGGGGAAAACATTGAATGAAGAAGAATTAAAAGCCCGTGAAGCTGCTCTTGCTGAACGAGAAGCCAAATTAAAGTTAGCAGAAGCAACCAGCTTTATTGAAGGGATAAGAACCAAAATCCCACCCATTTACAGAAATGGATTAATTGAATTTATAGCCAGTTTGGATGCCGAACAAGAAATCGAATTCTCAGAAGGAGGGAAAACCAAAAAACTACCCAGTGCCGCGTTCATTAAAGATTTACTTTCCCATCTTCCGAATTTAGTCGAATTCAAAGAAGTAGCAACCGGTCAAACACCAGATCCGGAAACAGACCCGCACAAAATCGCCATCAAAGCACGGCAGTACGTAGCTGAACAAAAAAGCAAGGGAATAGAAATTTCCTACACCGAAGCCGTAAGTCACATTATAGGGGGTGATTAATGGGAGTACGAAAACACGAATTAATTGACTGTGCCGTGCCTCAAGGAGCGATACCACCTTACAGAATTGTGAAATACGGCACGGCCGATGGGACAGTTACTCTAGCAATTGCTGTCACTGATAAATTGTGTGGAACTGCCAACAACTTAGGAGCAACGGCCACTGATAGGCGGGTTGACATTATTAAAGGTGGGATTGGTGAAGTGGAATTTGGTGGAAATGTAACTAGGGGAGACTGGCTGACCACTGACGACCAAGGACGGGCCATCACTGCCAGCACCGGAAACCGCACTATTGGCATGGCTGAAGTCAGTGGCGTTTCTGGGGACATTGGCTCATATTTATTTGCACCAGGTAAAGCTTAGATGAGTAATAAAGCACCATTTCCAGTAGATCCAGCACTTACAGCTATTGCCATAGCATACCGAAATAGTCGATTAATCGCCGATGAGGTCTTGCCAAGAATTCCTCCTTTACCACGACAAGAATTTCAGTGGTGGAAATTCGCGCTAGACGAAAATTTCCGAATACCCGACACCAAGGTCGGGCGAACCTCACGCCCCAATGAGGTCGAATTTTCAGCCAGCCAAGAATCTGAATCAACGGAAGACTATGCGCTAGATGATCCAATCCCGCAATCAGATATTGATAACGCTTCCGAAGGATATGATCCTGTTGGGCGTGCTACTGAATCTTTAACTGATTTGATAATGCTAGACCGCGAAAAACGGTGTGCGGATATAGTCTTTGACGAAAACACTTATCCCCCAACCCAAAGGGAAACATTGTCTGGGGCTGATCAATTTAGTGATTCAAGCTCAAAGCCAATTGTGAAGCTCATGAGGGTTATGGACAAAATGATAATGCGTCCAAATATCATGGTCATCGGTCGGTTGGCTTTTACGGATATGATCCAGAATCCGAGTATCGTCCGGGCATATCACCGCAATGACGGCGGAGATGGCACGGCTGATGCCAAATTTCTCGCAGATATATTAGGCTTAGAGCAAATACTAGTTGGGGAAGCATGGTTAGTAACCTCTAAGAAGGGGCAAGCCACCACCACTACCGCTAGAGTATGGGGTAAACACATCGCCTTGTTGCACCGCGACAAACTAGCCAATCCCACTACTGGCAGTGCAGGACGTGCCACTTTCGGGTTTACGGCACAATGGGGACAAAAAGTGGCTGGGAAAATTCCAGATCCTCATATTGGTATGAGGGGCGGTATGCGAATTCGTAGCGGTGAATCGGTGAAAGAGTGCATTTGCGCTCCTGATTTTGGGTACTTTCTCAAGAATGTGGTGGCTTGATCATGAACTATGCAAGCCAAGACGATATGGTTGATTTATTCGGCTACCAAGAGGTAGTCGAACTAACCAACTTAGAAAACCCAGGCGCTAACACCATTGATTCGGTAAGGCTTGAAAAAGCTTTAGATTACGCCAGTAGAGAGGTAGATAGTTATCTACAGGCTACTCGATACCAACTGCCCTTAGCCGTTATCCCCCTGGTTCTTAGAAACAAAGTAGGTGATATTGCCAGATACCATCTTGACAGCTACCGAGCCAGAGAAGATGTCCGCCAACGCTACGAAGACGCAATTAAGTGGTTGCAAATGCTAGTGCAAGGAAAGGTCAATTTGGGATTAGACAAACTTACAGAACAGCAAGTTAATCCCAGTGGTGGCGTACATTATTACACCCAAAGCAGAGTATTCACTCAAGAATTTTTAAGCGATTATGCTGGCTGAGATTGAACAGGCAATTGTAAATCAATTGCTGCAACCACTACAGAGTGATGGGGTGAGAGTAACTGGATTTCCCGACAACCCCAATGACTTGGGACGACCAGTGGGGATAGGACAAGTTCTTGTGGGATTCAAAAAAGAATCTCTATCCCCAGTTACATCGGGTGTTTTGACTGCACCCATTATTCAAACTCACACCTTCAAATTTGAAGTTAGTTTGCAGCTAAAAAACTTACGTTCTCACGGTGGGGCATATCCACTGATGGATAAAATCCGTAGTCTCTTGACTGGTTTTAAACCATTGGGAGAAGCGAGTAAACCTATGTACCAAAGTGAGGGGGGATTTGTCGATTTAAAAGAAGGTATTTGGTACTACTCGATGATTTTTGATGTACCTGCTACTTATTGTAAAAAATTAATTTAATTAGGAGTAAAAATGTTAAGTGGTGTTGGGCAATTAGGAATATTCACCTTAGACCAAGCAAGTAAAGCTTTAGGTCAAGATGTTTTCTTTCCTGGGCAATTTGTTGATTTTAGGTATGATGGTGAGTCTCAAAAAAAAGAAGCAAAGGCTTGGGTCAGTGGTGTTAAGAAAACTGTATCATCAGCAGTTGGAGAAGAAACATATACCCTGAAACTTGCATTTGAATATTTAGACTGGGCACATCTTGGGTTCGCCTATGACGAAATAGCCCAAGTTTCTCAAAATGTTGTTTTACCAATATTTAAAACAGCAACAGTTCCCGTAAGTACAGCATACGAAATTGCTGATAATGATATTACTACTACTAACGGAAATAGTATTAAAGTTTATGTACCGAATAGAGGTGCGTGGGGTGAAGCTGGATTTAGAAAGAGAACATCAAATAACCCATCTGCTAAAGAATTTAAAGTAGATACAACTGCTAAAAAGCTTATCTTCCATGCTTCTGACGCTGGTGCGACAATACAATACTCCATTAATCAAACTTATGCTTCAGTTGAGAGTATTGGCTATGAAGCAACAGCAGACTCATTTGGAAAATTAAGCTTCATTGGTAAAGGGTATGGCCCTGAATTTCCCAGTGGAATAATTATTTACTTACCTAGCATTACTAGGAGTTCTATTGTTTCCATGAATACTGATGATGTGCCTAAGTTTGAAATAGAATTCTCCTGTAACGTTCCGGCAGGAAAACGCACCCCTCATCAATACTTCAACTTGGCCACAGCTACTTAAGTTAAGTGAAGAAAATAACTCTGACATTGCCTGATTCAGTCCCGCCCGATTTGGTACTTTATCAAATACCAGATGGGGCAGATGATTTTGTGCAGAAATCAGTAATTGATGTAGTTCGCTCAGGATCACCCACGTTAGTGGGAGTATCTACCCTAGAAGGCAGTGGTAAGCAAAGTATTTTATTATCCTTTCAAGTCTACGTATCGGAAGATGAAGCCCTGCTATTTGATGAGCTAAAAGCAAGGCAACAAAGCTTATATCAGTTAAAGCAAGATGGTAAAATCACTCTCAGGAATGAACGTTTTTATTTTTCAGCGAGTGAAGCGACGAAAAATCAGCGAGTGATTATAGATACTAGAAATACTACTTGGGGAACTAAACACTATATTTCATACCCCGTACTTCTCAGAATCCCAGAAAATCATACTCAGCAACAAGCTGACGACCTTTGGCTGCTTTCGTTTGACGCTTTGGAATTAAGCAGTTAGTTTCAATCCCTGATAGGGGTTAGATGAAATTGCAACCTGCCTGCTAATGATTTCATTCAATTTTTCTTCTAGTTTCAATCCCTGATAGGGGTTAGATGAAATTGCAACCTGCTAAAGTCAAGGTTTCAGCTATCAGGGTCTTATTGTTTCAATCCCTGATAGGGGTTAGATGAAATTGCAACATGATTTTGACTAATTCTTTTGCAGCATCTATAGGTTTCAATCCCTGATAGGGGTTAGATGAAATTGCAACTGCACTCTAACAGATACTAACCCCGTGAGTCAAGGAACGCCCCGCCCAAATTGCGTGAGATGGCAGGAACGACATCTCCCAAACGAATCCCAGAATTACTGATACTCTTAGCCCTCATCACCCCGCCATCAGGAAGATTAATCTTCTGCTGACCTGTAGCAGGGTCATAATCTGCCATCGTTCCTAATACTGATGATGCAGTCGATCGTTGCTGCCTTCTGTTGATCTGGGTGTGGCGGTAGTCGATTTCTGATTGTGCTTGTATGAGTCTTATATTTACCATTTGAGTTTTAGCAAAGCTTGAGCGAAAGCAGCATTATCGTTGCCAGTGGACGGGGTTGCCCCAGAAGCCCAATCAACATCACCTGAAAGAATAGTCCTAGTCGGTTTATGATATGCAATCCATGTAATATCAATGTTAGTGGGATTACTCCCATCTGATGCTGTACCAGCAGGAAGAAAAGATATTGGTGTCCCTCCTATTACTTGGCAACTAGCATTACCGTACAAAATATACGTCTTATCTTGAAGTTTAGCTGAATAGTTAAAAGATTGTAACCCGACATAACTATTATTAGTATCAACGCATCTTAAAGGAGAGTTTAGAAGTTGCATAATTTCATTAGCTTTTCGTCTCTCCAGAAAAAAATCGGAATGTTCTCCTGTTACGAAAACTATCCCGCCGTCTCTATTAAATTGTTTAATGCGTTGAACCTCCTGTGGTGATAGGGATTTCCCCATCATAGGTATATAAATTAATTTCAATCCCTTTATATTAGGTAAAAAATCATCATTGCTCTTACATTTTTTCCATTCATCTTTGTTCCTATCAGTCAGACCAGAGAAAAAATCAACTGCCAAATCTGCATAACCACTCCAAGTTGGCTTTGTATAGCCAGTATTCCATACCAAGAACCCTTTTAAAGCATCCTGCTGTTTTTCTTCTTTTCCTAGAGGGATATGATTTTTATAATCTAAACTAATAGATTGAGATCCATAAGCTTGGTTTGCCCTCACAATAGTCTCATCGGGTACACTGCTAGTAAATAATTTTTTACCAGCAATCACAGTACCACCATTTGGATAAATTACCTTATATCTACCAGTTTCTTGATGATATTCCCCTATTCTTAGCGGGGGTGATTGAGTATTTTGCTGCTTATTTTCATACTCCAACCGAGAAAGATTTTGTAGTTGCCTAACTGCATCATCCATCACAATACCACCCCATATTGGAAGATTTTCCCAGTGCTGTCTATGGTCTGGGTAAAAACGAAATCTTCATACCCTGCCAGAGTTCCTGCCGAATTTCCTCTTGTTAACATACCTCCACTGATAACCAGAAAGTAACGATAAGTTATCGAACCCCCAGTCGGAATAAAGGGAATATTTACAGGGCCAATAGAAACTTGCTTTGTGTTGTAATTAATTAGAGCAGAAGGAAAAGTTATAGCTTGTCTGCTAGTACCGTAGTAATTAGGTACTTCTTTTCTAACCCATACATCCAAATCATCAATATCGCTTAATGGCTGTTCTGTGATGGTGGTTACTCCAGACCCGGAACTGGTTATATCAATTGCTGTTCCTGTTTTTGTCTGAGGATTGTAATTAGCCTCAGTACACAGCTTAAAATCATTTCCTGCTACATTAATAACCCGATACTGTGTACCAATAGCCAATCCTCCGGGTACACCTCCACCAACATTAGCTGCAAAAACTCTACAGCCATTAACAAAATCATGACCAGTAGCAGTAATAGTATCAGTTGAAATATTAACGGAAGTAACATTTACTGATGTGGGATTATCCAAAATTAACAAAGCATACCACCCAGTAGCTGAGTAAATTTCATTTAAGGCTCTTTCTTTTTCTTTCAATGATTTTACAAGCATAAATTATTAACCTCCAAATCATAAAAAATATAAAATAAAGCTAAATACTTCCTGAATTGCCACTTCCAGTAAAGTTGATAAGCCTTTAATAATCCAATTTCTATAACTAAAAAATCCCAAAGATACTGACTATGGCTTTGTTCATCACTGGATATTTTCTCTAATACTTTCTGCAAATGCCCTTGTGTACATTGAGTTAGAGCATGGTAAACATCATGCCCTATACTTTCCCCAACACACATAAATGCTAAAGCATCAACTAAATCATAATCTTCTGCTTTTAAGTTATTGAAGAACTTTCTAAAAAAGTAGTATTTCAGACTTATGCCAGTAGTATGTATCCATTGCCTTTTAGGAAGTTGTGTGTCGCTTTCATAAACAAAATAGTTAGGATTATAAACAATAATTCCATGTGAGATATGCTCTCGTTTTCTTTGGGGTCGGTTTATACCATCAACCACTGACCAAAGCATCTTAGCGTGCTTTCCTTCTTGTTCTGCGTGCTGCTCTAATTCTTGAGAAAGTTTTTCTTTTCCAAAATCTTTGGCTTGAATAGATTTTTTCAAACAAAAATCTTGAAAGCCGCATTCAAGTTTACCCAAAAGCCGAATTAACTTCTCAATATCTGCCTTTTGAATAACTAAATGATTCACCAACAATTTAATAATAATCTTTTGCAGCATCAAAATGATTCAATTCTAATAGTATTTGTTAAATTATTGACTGAAACACACAAGCAATCCCAAAAATTATTTTGGGAAGGATTTACCTGAAAAAAAGAAAGGGCTATTACATCACCACTGCTAGGTTTTACTTTAAAGCTTCCCCCCTGATTTGGAAGATTCTTGTACCATTTCCTGCCAGCCAGATTACTATTGGGTTTTCTATCCCAAGTATGTACCTGAATAATTCCTGTTCCAGTATGTCCAGGTCGAACAATAACTGAAAATGTGATCTCTTTACCATAAAGTTCCTGATTGAAAATTAAAGATTTGCCACCAACAGCGCAAGTACCACAATCAATCTCAGACATATTACCCCCTAAAACATCCAACCTCTACAGGATTATTAACCAAGACATTATAATCATCCAAAGAAACTATGTTAAAGAAACCTGCATAGACAAAAACCCCATAATTATAATCAGCCTGTATATTCACAACGTAATTACTAACTTGAATAGTAATTACGTCTTCTAAAGTATAAACCACGCTACTGGGATTTAGGAAAATCCCATAATCGTAATTAGCAATTATTTCACTTGGAGCTACAGGGAAATAATCATCCTCTTTAATTGTAATTAAATAATCATAATTATTTTCCATCTTTACCACCTGCACAATAGGCGAAACTGGCACAGATGGTATTTCTGGTGGGACATCTCCAATAACTGGAATAGCCCCCACATAATTCCCAATAAAACTAAAAATACATCTACCATCCTGAATCAAAATAGCAGGAGAATCCATAACAAAAGCCCCATTGTGGATATTAACCCTGCTGAATGGGCTTGGATTATCTAACCACTGTAAAGGAATTTCCGCAGTAACCATTCTTGACCGATATCTTTGATGCTGCAAACTACCCAATAAATAGGCAAGGTTTTGGCATTCTGCATCATTTGTAAGATAATTGCAATTCGCCTCAAATTCCTTTTCGTAATAAGGACTAAAAGTAGCTGGTGAAAATCTGGCTTCTCCTTTGATTACTAGACTTCCTACCGGATTATCAGGTTCTCTAGTAGTCCACTGTGGAGGTGATTGATCAGGTTGTCTGTCTGTAGATTTTAATAATAAATCCCCAAGTTTGTAATATTTAGATTGTGATTCAATCTGCCCATTATTAGTAATAGTTTCTTCCACTTCAACAGAATCTCTTTGATAGAGAGTTCTGGTATACTCAAACCGTTCACATTTTGGGCGGTTCTCAATAATCCCACTACCTATAGCTAATTGCGCTTTACCTGTACCTTCTCTCCAGGTTTCAATTACTTTTTCCTTAACAGCTAACGTGTATCTAGCTCCAAAAGATTCACTATTTCCTAAAGGAAATAAAGATTTTTTAACAGTTATTCTACTCCTTAATACTCCATCATCAAACCCACCTACCCTAGCAGTACCTGGTAGTAGTAAATTACTTTCTTCAATTGTGACAACTTCTGCTTCTACAGGAGCTGTATTTTTGGGGTAAAAGTCCGGCATTGCTACCCCAAGAGGTTTTATGGTTCTTGTTTCTTGCTTCGTTCTTCTCCCCTTAGAATCATAAAATTTAGTCTCTGTCGTATCCTCTAAATTAATCAAATTCATATTGCCTGGGAAGCCATCAGGCATCGCTAACCCCAAAGCCAATTCCACTAGAATTCTTCTGCTTTCCTTAGAAGAAGTTCTTACTGGAGGAAAAATAGTTTCCCGGCGCTGTACCACCTTTGCACCTTGAAAAGTAGCAAATTCCTCATTTATTTGTGGTTCATCACTTTCGCAATCAGCAATTTTTTCGCAGCTGCCATTTACTCTCACAATTTCCGCAGGCAGTTCTAGTCCTGGCTGGCGCTCATAATCTTGAACTTGATCCCTGGAATACTGAAACAGTACATCTCTATAAGGAGTATATTTAGCTGCTTGAATAATCTCGTTTCCATCACAGTACAGCCAGTACCCTCTCTCGCCACATATCTGCTGTGCTAAAGAAACATAAGATTCATTAAATTTATTGGGCGGTACTTCAAATTTACCTGGGATGTTCGCTACTGAGGCCAAACCAGCCTTTTGCAACAGAGTATTCACCACTTCGTAAGCCAAGACACCTTGACGACTTACCCGAAATCCCAGCCCCTCAAAATCTTTTGGTGGAGATTCAAAATCTCTTAGCCCCAATTGGTCGGTTAATTCTGCCTGCCCAACACCCAAATCCTCGTCATAAAAATATCGCTTAATTCTTAATGTAGCAACTTGCCTTCCTTCTATCCTTATTCTGATTGGGTGCATCCCCACAGCCCATCTTTGGGGATTTTCCAAATCATCCAGTGATTCAGGTAGAAGTCCAAAATGTGGTGGTTCTTTGATGGCGAATGACCCCTGCCATGAGTATGGTGTTGATATCTCCACCCTTGGCCGACGCAAAACAAGACTTTGTAAAAGATAAGTAATATCCCACTCATCTGTTCCAATAGTTACTTGCCAATCAGGGACAACAAAATTCAAAGGCATACTACAAAGGCATTGATAGTCTAATTAAATCCATCACTTCATAAACTTTACCCATTTGATCCGTTTCTTGTTGGAAAATGAATTGATTATTACTGACAGGCTTCCGATTTTTTAGATCATCCCGTAAGCCTTGCACTTCCCTAGTCAGATGCTGCAAGCCACCGTTAATAGCACTTGCAGGTACAGCAGCCCCTAAACTGCCAGGATTCATCAATTCGGCTACCTTACGTGCTGAAACCGCATAGCTATTGGTATTGGGGACAATTACTTCAGACACCCCAGGAATAAATTTTCCTCCAGGGCCATCCCCTACCAAGTACGGCTGACCTGCTTTCATTGGCCCTCCCGTAAATCGGGATGTAGGAGCAGTAGGGGTACTGCTGCCATTACCACTGTTAACCGCTTCATTAGCCTTCTTCATAGATTCAGCAAATTTAGCAGCTTCTATCTGTGCTAATTCTATAGACTGTGAAGCTTCTCTAGATTTATCCGCAAAGTCTAATTGTGCCAGTTCAGCTTTCTGGTCAGCATTGAGTTTCTTACGTTCACTCTCAGCCAATTGCGGTTGTAATTGTAACTGGGCTTGTGCATTTTTTACATTCTCAGCAGCTAGTTGAGACTGCTGCTTACTTAACTCTAAAGCTTGTTGTGCGTTTTTAATCGCTTCTTGGTCTTGTGGATTTTGCAAAGCTTTATCTAAAGCTGCTTGATTGGCATTAACGTTTTGTTTAGCTTGATTTTCAGCTATTTTAGCATTGGTTAAAGCCTGTTTTGCGGTCAGTTCCGCTTCTTGAAGTTTCAACGCTAAAGACTGCTTTGCTCTTTCCTGATCTGCTAGGGCTGCTGCCCGTTTCTGTTCGGCAATCTTGTCTTCAACAGCTTGGCGTTGGTAAACCAAATCTAATTCCGTAGTAGCTGCGTCAATGTTTAAATCATTGAGTGCTTTTTCTAGAATTAGCCTAGCTTCAAGGCTTTGGGTAGAGTCGATGGCCTTGCGAATTTCTAGGGCTTTTGCCAAGCTATCAAGTTCTCCCTGGCTTTGAATTTGTTGGAGGTTGGCTAGTGATTTTTGTAAATTAGCCCTAGACTCTAATAATTTTGTACTAATATCTATGGATTTTTGGATCGCCTCAAATCCAGCTTTTTCCTTCTCCAAATCAGCTGTGATTTGAGCAGAAGCCCTAGACTGAGCAGCAGCCCTATCTTCAATAGCTTTAATTGCTATCGCCCGTAAGTTTTCCTGTTGCGCTTGTTCATTTTGCAGCAATTCTAGGGTCAGTGAAGCGGTGCGACTTCTACTGACTCTTATCTTTGCCTGCCGTGCCTCCTCATCCTCTGGATTAGCCGCTTTTGGCAGTGCCAGTAATTTTTGAAGTTTTTCCGCTTCGAGCTTCAGTTCTGCATTAATGCTTTCTTTTTTAGCGTTCAGTCGTTGCTGATCGGCTTGCTGTTTTAGCAAGCCTTCCTTATTGACTGACTTCTGAATTTCAATCAGGCGCTCTGTTTCACTCAGTTTTATAGCGTCAGCAGCCTTACCTAAAGAAACCTCTAAATCCTTCAGGTAAACTGCCTGCTGTTTTTTCTGCCCCTCAGTTCGGACTTTCAACAGTTCTACTTGCTGTTGGCGCTCTTTTTCCACTAACTGTTGTGCAATGTCACCATTGCCACGTCCCTCTTGTCTCTCCCGTGCCAGGGCTTCACGGGTTAGTTGCAAGCGCTTTTCTATCTCCTGCTGCTTCAAAGCTGTCAGTTTGCGTTCTCCCTCAATCTGAGGCACTTGTCCCGCCTCAATCTCAGCCTGAAGTTTTTGTTGCTGGAATTTCAGATCAGCTATTTCCTGTTCACCGTCTTCTTGCCGAACTTTGGCAGCAGCTTTTAACCCCTGTACCCTAACCTTGAGCAATTCAAGCTGTTGTTGACGCTCTTTTTCAACTAACTGTTGTGCAGTGTCACCATTGCCACGTCCCTCTTGTCTCTCCCGTGCCAGGGCTTCGCGGGTAGCTTGTAGGCGTTTCTCTAACTCCTGCTGCTTCAGTGCGGTGATTTGCTTTTCTCCGTCAACTTGCCTGATTTGACCTGTTTCGATTTCGTTCTGAATTTTTTGTTGTTGGAATTTGAGGTCAGCCACCTGTTGATCAGCTTCTCGCTGTTTGATTTTCGTGATTGCTTCCGTAGCGGCTACCTGTTGCTCAAATGCAATTTTAGTGTTGTTTTTGACACTCTTTAAATCCTTGATTGCTTCTGCTGCTGAAATTTGCCCCAACTGACGACGTTTCTCAGTCAAACCAATCAATTCTTTGGCTGACCTATTAGCCAATTCAGTATCACCACTCGCGCCCTCTGCTAACACTCGTTTAGCATTTTCCGCTTCATTAGCGAGTTGCTTATAGGTGTCGCCAAGTTCTTGCAGGTCTTTTGCCTGAACTTGAATATTGGTAATTGAATTTTTAAATTGGCTATCTAATTTTTCTAAAGTTTTGATTTGTCTTTCAAGCTCGACAATCTGAGCTTTTACATTTTCCTTATTTTCTGTTCCAACTAAGCTGGCTTGCACCAGTTCAGTGCGGTGTGTTTTAATTTGTTTAATTAAATCTTGGTTACTCAAACGAGCTTGTTTCTCAGTCTCTATTTGCTCTTGGGTGAGTTGAGTACCTTCTTTTTCAGCTTGATTTCTCAATTCTAAAGCTGCTCTTAATTTCTGATTATTAACTAAAGCTTCCTCAGATAATTGGGCAGTGATATTAGAGTAGGTTTCAGCCGCAGTAGTGGCATCATTATAAGCCCCACTTAAAAGCCCAACAGTAGTTTGTGCAAGTTCAATTGTCTGAGCAGCATCTACTACAATTTGAGCTAATTGATTAATTAGGGGAGATAGTAATTCTATAATTCCAGCTATAGTTGTAGCTGTAGCTTTGAACCCAGTTAAGAGTAAATCTCCAACTGTTTCAGCAGCAGGAGCAAGTTTTTCTATTGCTGGTAGTAATGCCTCACCAATTCTCATCGCTGCATCACCTACAGCTTGAGCTAAATCTAAAAATTTTAAAACTGCATCTTGGCTAAATTGTTCTAGTTCTGCTTGATTTTGTCTGAGGAATTGATAGAGAGAGTCTAGAGAATTAACTAATGGTTCAAGCAGTGGTTGACCTGCCTTTTGGGCAACAACCTCTAAAACTTCTTGAATATTGCTACTGATACCCGAAATACTGCGGGCTGCGAGTTTATTACCCTCTACAAACGGCTTTAACCTTTCTCTTAATTGATCCACCAAAATACCTTGAGCTTTCCATTCTCGTACTTGCTCATTGGTAATACCCAATTGTTTGGCTAGGACAGAGTTGATTGTGATTTGTCCGCGCAGGATTGAGTTTATTTCCTGGCGGGCTTGGTACAAAGGCAACCCAATTGTACCTAATGCGGCTGCAAAGTCAGTTGTTAGTTTAGCCGCAGCGTCAATACTTGAAGGAATTTCTTTACTTTGATTAGTTAGATTCGCAGCTTGGGATGTCAGGATATTGAAAACTTGAATTAGCTGTTGGCTTGTTACACCAACAACATCTAAGCTTGCAGTTCTAACTTGCTGAACTGCTTTTTGAACTGCTGGGTCTAGAGCTTTAATAGCTTGCAGAGGGTCTTTTATCTCAACACCATCTGCTAGAACTTTATTAACAGCTACTAGGTTGGCTCTCGCTCCTAGTAGCTGTTGATTTAATTGTTCATTTTGCCCAATTAATAGGTCATAAGCTGGTTTAGCTGCTGCGGCTAAATTTTGTACAGCTTGAATGACATTGTTAAATTGAAAAGCTAATTCAGCTACACCGGGCGAACTATTTCTATTACCTCTATTTATGTTATCACCACTAGCTTTCACTGCCTCACCAGTAGCTTTCGCAGTTTGGGCTAATTTCTCGTATTCCTCTCGTGTGATTCCCAGTTTCTTGAGCAATTCGTCCGTTATTGCTGCGTATCTTCCTTGGGCATCCCTCAATCGCCCTTGAGCGTCAACAAATAATCCGTTTGCTTGCGCTGCTGCTTCTAAAGCCTCACGGAGTTTTTGAGTTTGCTGGACGGTTTGTTGTGTTCCAGTAGCTTGAAATTGTATTGAAACTTTCATTACTGCCCCCTAGCCCGTTCCATATCTTGTCTAGCGCGTTTTTGCCATTCGCGCTGCTGTGCTTTCTCCCTGGTTTTGGGGTCAGCTTGCTGTATTTGTTTTGCTCTAGCTTCTACAGTTCCCAGTAACTGTTCAGCAGGGACATTTTCAGCCAGTTCTAAAGCCTTTGCTATATCTTGGGTATGTGTCGAAATTGCGGCTAAAACTTCCTCATAAGTGGCACTTTTAGCACCATGATTTTTATCTGATTTTGGAAAATTGAAATCTACTAAAATACCCTCAAATACTTTCCCCTCTATCTCATAAGGAAAAAGCATTTGAATCATCATATTGATATCAATCCAGTGAACTGAAACGCCACACAATTCTAAGCACCTGTGGCACAGGTATCGGAAATATTTATCTTTGTCATAAAGTTCTTGTAAAGATAATTCTTCTTCTTTTATATCTTTTAAATATTTTTGAATCTGAGATAATCTCTCTCTGAATTCCTCACGATTAGCCAAGGAACATCCACGAATAAGCCGATATTCTCCAGAAACGTCTTCAAATTCTAAACAATCAAATTTTTCAGTATCAATATGATTAATTTTCATGCTAAAGATTAAATCTTTAGCACTTCATAACATCTAATAAGTGTCAATATCTATACTGAAAAAATGCACCATGTACTAAAAATTCACCCAATCGCCTAACTCAAAACCTACCCGCCTGCCTCCAATAGACTCAAACTCAACAGGTGCTGTCCCGTTTGATGCAGCATATAGCCCCAGGAATGCAGCCCAAGCCCGATCGGCGTGTTCATTACTGTCAGCCTCTACATCAAAGCGAACATTCCCTAACGCCGTCGTTACCTTCCTTAAACTGTGTAGATCGGAGCGCAAAGCTTGATTACCAAGTGGAATCCTCACCTTTCTATCCTCAAACTTCTGCTTACCAATCGTCGCTAGTACAAGCTTATTACTAGGGGTAAAAAGTACACCCTCAGTTCTCAATTGACCATAGCGACGTTGTGCATCCTCCACAGGCTTTTCACCTAAACCCGTCTGATCTATAGCCAATCTTACAACTCGATACCTTTGCATCAACTCATCTAAAACCCGATCCTGTTCACGGAAAGGACAATTTTTAAGTTCTGCTAATTCCCTACACCAAAACACATCACCCAACTTTTCCCAAACCCAGGCTATCCACAAGTGTTTGCGTCGTGCAATATCATTGCCAATATAACAAGGTCCACCCATGTATAAATCGGGAATCCCAGCCCCATCATCCTCAACCGCATTGATCAAATCATAGGACAGCCAAGCAGAAGCCTCATCCAGCCACTTCAACTCATATTCTTGCGCCCAAGCATCCTCATCATTGAGCGCCCGCCGCAATTCTTCAATATCACGCGGTAAACCCTCCTCAACCGCTTGATAAATATCGACCCGATGCTTACTCCAAATCGGGTCATTAGAAGTCATTAGATCATAAAATTTGTTCCCCTTGCCGTTGGGAGTTGAAGTAATTCTTAGGTCATGCCCCGCCGAAATGACGGGAAACAACGCCGTCCAAATTTTGCGGCTATCTTTGTGAAACGCAAACTCATCCAGAAACACACTGGCACTAAAACCCCGTGCCGTATCGGGATTAGCAGGTAAAGCCGTAATTCTGATGCCATTTGGTAACTCAACCTCTAAAGCCCGATACTTCCCCTCATCCCCCTCCCATTCATAATCCAGAGACTCAAAAGCTAAAGAATAAGCCTTGCAATGGGGTTTAATCCCCTCTTCCATCGCCTCCTTAGCTTGGCGTTCCCCCCTAGAGAGAATCACCCATCTTTTACGTCTTCCCTCTACCAAAGCCTCAAAGCAGCTATCAACAATTTCTAGGGTTGTGGTGAAAGTCTTCCCGATCTGCCTTGCCCACATCCCAATCTTGAATCGGCTCTTATCTAAGAGCCATCTTTTTTGATAGCCATATAAACCAACAGCCGCCATTATAGAATCCCGTAAACGTCTTCTCTCACAATCCGCAAGGTTTCTTTATCAATTTTTCTACCTAAGGTTTCTTTATCAATTTTTCTACCTGCGGTTTCTTCACCATCTTTTTCTGCCTTAGCCGCTTCTGCTTCAAGCTGCTTAAACTTCTCTTCCAACCGTTTCCGAGCATCAGATTGATATTTTTTCAGATGCACAGACGACTTATTTAAAGCCGCAATCATATTACCTATGTAGGTAATAGCAGACGCTGGTATTTCCGCTTCCTCTATATTAATTTTTAACAAAGCACGAAGAGCTTTATTGTAAACTAGCCGCGTCACACCCTCAGCTAAAGCGGCTTCATCATCTTTACAAACCTCAATTAATGCTTTACACAGTTCTGCTGATTCCCGCTCTTCGTTTATTTCTTGTTGGTACTTTACCCCATAGCGTTGCAAAGAAGATTTCGCAATCTCATAGCCCCATTCAGCCAATTTAGCGACTAAATTATCGTAATCAGCAAAAGCATGAACAAGCAAAAATTTATTAACTTGCGAACGAATATCTTCAGGCAACCGCATTACCTTTGACCGTTGTGGCATTATAATTTTGTAAAATCTTAAGAATTTGCCTTTCAGTTAAGCTATACTTTTTACTCAATTCAGGTATTGTCATTTTCATTTTATCAGCAACTATATCCTGATTTCTCTTTGCCTTTTTGTAACGAGAACCAGTTGCAATTTCTAAATACGTCCCGCCATATTGTTCAATTAGGAAATTGAAAGCGTCATTCCCTAGTTGGGATAGTAAATGATTATCACTTATCCTTTTAGGAATATATATTCTAGAACCTCCCACAAGGTCTATGAGGGTTTCAGTTGCGACATCGCCAATATGCTTGGCGATTTCCCTTAATCGCTTTGACCAATTATCATTATTAGAGCAAATTTCTCGCGTCATTTCAGTATACAAGCTGAGATAGTACAAGCTTAGTACATCAAATTAATGAATTCTATGCGGTATTATTTCAGGAGTAGTTAAGTTAAATTAAAAAACCCCTTGCGGGGTCAACTAAGACTAAGTATTTTTTACTATTCATCAACCCATCAAGATTTCAGCCCTACTTTCCCAATCCACAGGTAGTTTAAAAATCTTCACAGCTGCTTCTTCATCCGCTCCGATCAACTGAGTAGTCCAAACCGTTCCAACTTCTGGGTAAGTTACCGGAAAAACTGAACTATAGTCACCGCAGCTTTCAGCCATCGCTCTATCAATATCCGTAAAATCCGGGTGGTTGTGCGGCATGTAAGCGATTCTAGTCTTACTTAAAGCAACCAATCCTAGACCGTATTTTGCATACATCTTTTGAGCAAAAACTACTAGGCAGATATCAACAAACTTTCCGTAGTTTGGATCTGCGAGTTTTCTTCTTTTGGCTTCTCCCATAGTTCACCTCTACTAATAATCACGACTTCAGAAAACGGAATCTGACCCCACCCGTACTCCAACCGCACCCACCCATCCCCTATCTCGTAAATCCTCTCTCCCTGGAGATTCCACCAATCAGGGGCGTATTTCCAAGTACATCTGTCCCCCAACCTCAACTCGATTTGTGGGGTCTTCTTTTCCATGCCTTCAAAGCCTCAATCAACTTTGCCTTTTGCCTTGTAGTCAACCATTCCAGCCGTTCAACTTGCGTTTGTCTCTTAATCCATCTATTCAAAGAATCTCGACTACCACTCCCCGTCTTACCCTGTTCAAACAACTCCTGCCAGAGTTGAAAAATCAAACTATCTTGCTTAGAAATTTTACCCTGAACATTTCCGTAAGCTTCCAGAGTAGAAATTACACGCCTCATTTCTCCTACGGCTAAATCACTAGCCGTTTCTACTTGAAAATACTCGCTCAACAGAAAGCGATAATTTTTATCACTCATCTGAATCTGCTTCTTTAAAATATGAATTCGTGCAAGCAGATTATTTCTTTCTTCACACATTAAATCACTCATAACTCACCTACAAATTGCACTGCCTCATTAACACCTTGATGGCTTAAAAAAGTAGCTAAAGCCATCTTCAAAATCTCCTCCTCACTCCTCCCAGTCCGCGCCCCATACTGCTGCACCATCTCATAGAGTTGCTGTGGCACAGCTGCCAAAATCGCTGCCTCCTGTTCCTCTGCCTCCTTGCCCTTAGCCTTTTCCATTTCGGGAATCTCAGGCATCATTTGGGGAATAGGCAGGATAAGTTGACCTGCAAGTAAAGGAACGCCAACCTTCTTTAGCCTGCTCATCATCTTGAGATGAGTCATAGCCCTACCATGTAGCCATTTGCAGTTAGCGTAAATTTCCGCCTCATTTACTGGCCAGTAGTAGCCAGTCTCTGGAGTCGCCAGAATTGGGAAGCCAGCAGTTCTGAGATTCGTCACGATCTGGCGCAAATATCGCTCATCATTAATAGTGCTCGGTTCATTAGTAATCATCTCCACTAAATCTTTAGTCCTAATCCCGTGCCTTGCACCGCGTCGGTATTGAATTTCGAGCAAAACCCGTTCAGGTGTGAGAATTCTCATAATTACCCCCGTCCTGAGAATTAACAATTGACATAGGTAAACGTTGTTTTGACTTCATTACGAGAACTCCTCTGTATTTGCGGGTCAAATTTCAGCACGAGTTCATAATTAGTCAACATCTGGTCTTTCTCTACAATCAAACTACCTGGGTAAAATACCAACCCAAATTCCAACTGAAACACAACTGAATAAAAAGCATTAATCAAATCAATTTCTTGGCTATCCTTGACAACTTGCGGCATATCTTCAATTAGATTTGCATATTGTCCCCTCAGCCAATTAATTCTGAAATGATAATTCTGTAGCCATTGAGTAGAATTATTAGCCCTAATATCCCCTAATGGCATAGACAAAAGTTTCTCTTGAAACTCAGAAGCTACCAGACGCTCATAAAAAATACTTCTCATCTCCTCAAAAGAACGATGGTGAAGCAAGATATTATTCATCGTCATAATTCACCCCACACTGCTTATCCAAAGAAATGATGAGCTTACCCAATCGGCAATCGGCGCATTTTTCACCCAACCCAAGTGTGGGACAATCACAGGCAATGTTATAAAACCTAATTAACCTACTACCCCCCAAAGAATGCACATTTTCAACATCCCTGTTGTTCACAGTAGTTTTAGTCAGAAACTTCTGAGAAACCAAAGTATTGAGCGTTAGAGATATTCGGCTGGCACTATATCCATATTCATCAAATCTTAATCTGAGTGATTCCTCTGAAACCCCAGGATTACAAAATACAAAATCAATGATTTTGTACAACAGTTCCTGAGAAAAACTAAGCTGTTTATTGATATTTGCCAGTGATAAGGAATCAACATCTTTAACAGTTCTACCTATTTTTGACAGAACTCTAATTCTTACAGATGTTTTAGTATGTGGATATTTCCCTTTTATTATCTCCGCTAATGTTGTGTGAGATACGCCTAGAAAATTGGCAATCTTTCGCCTCGAAAACTTTTCGCAAGCCGCTTTTAAAATTTCAACCCAATTATCATGAGTGAAATCTGAATCTAAAGACTTTTGCGGCTGTTGTCCAAAATACAAAAATACTAATTCTTTAATTTTGGTATTTTTAGCCGCATATTTCCCATGAATAATTAAATTGATAGTCCTGTTGTTCACATTTAACATTCGAGCTACATGGCTTTGTCCATGAATTGCACACTGGTTTTTGAGAATTTCCAACCAGTTTTGCTGTGTGTCATTCATCAGACACCTCCAAATTACCACCACGTACTTGTCGGAGGATATCGAGCAATTTAGAACCATCCAAGGTCATCGGACACAACAAATTACTAACCAGCGCCTCATTAATGAAATGCGCTGCCATCACTTCCGCTTCCCTTCTAGTGAGTCCCACACCACTAGCTGAAAAATTATCGCCTTCCCAAATGGAGATAGCATTAATTAAATTGTCAACAGCATCAGCTAGTTCAGAAAAATAACGTCTTGGAATTTGCACTCTATTAATCATCTCTAACCTGCCTTTGCTGATAAGAAGAATTTTTTATGTTGACCCCATTGGGAAGCATTGACCGTTTCCCATTGTTGGGTTTTTGCAAACATCTCAACCCGTGCTAATGCAACAATCATCAAACCCATACCGCCCTGACTTTCCTTGTGGATTTTAGAAAGTAGGTCATCAGATACCCCAACGTCGCAGACTGTATCTGCCAAAATCCGGGCATCTTGCATATCAAGGGGCTGAAACTCGACAAACTGGCTGATGCGGCGTGACAGTTGTTGACGATGAGCTAATTTTTTCTCAATGCCGGACATCCCCACCAGAATCACGGGAATGCCTGCCATATCGTGTATATCTCTGAGGGTTTCTAGCATTCGCAAATCCCGCAGTAGATAGTCGCATTCATCAATAAATAAAGGGCGGCGGGTGGATTCAAACCACTCGCACACTGATTTAAGAGTCTTAGCATTCCTCCACTGAGGAGAAATCCCCAAATCAGTCGCTATAGCCCCCAGCATGGAGTTTAGAGTCCATGCCGCGTTGGCTCTGAGGAAAACTCCGTTAACTTTGGGTTGTTCGATCAACCATTTGATGGATCTAGTTTTGCCAGATCCAGTTCCACCACTGACCAACCCCATCACTGGGATACCTAAGCCTAAATTTGCTGTATCTGACAGTGAAAAGTAAGCGCTGGACAGTTGTAATAAATTTTGAACCCTGGCTAATTCCTTTCGCATATAATCTCCTTAGTTGCAACCGCTTGGCAGCAGTTAAATCAGTGCTGCCAAGGGTATTTTTTATCTGCCTCTCCCCTTGCGTAGCGGTTTAGGGTTGAGTAAAAGCTTGATACGACTTACCAATGCTTCCAGGTTACTGATCTGCGAATTTAAGTAACCTAAGCTGCGGTCTTGGATATAGTTGAGATAACCTTTTATTTGTTTTCTCTCACTGGTGGTAAGCTGTTTTTTAATAGCTTCCCACTGGGAGAGTTTCATCAATTCTTCCAGTTCCGTATTGGTGTAGTCATAGTTGTATTGAGCTTTTACCCATTCGCATTGCGCTTTATATCGGGCTAGTGCCGGTTCATCCATCAATCAGCCCTCATAATAAAAAAATCGTTACGTCCAACAGTGTCTCTAAAAATTCGCTGCCAAAATTGGGCTTGTTCATGAGTAAGAATTATTGCTTGTGATTTCCTACTCCATACGCAGGGTTTACGCACTCCTGCGAAATAACTGCCATTAGCTTTATCAAAAATTACCCATTTACTCATGACTAATCTCCTTGAATTTCAGCGTACCAAGGTAATTCAAAACCATATTTGATTTTGAATCCTAAAAATTGAAAGAATCGGATAGAGAACTTTTCCAGATAGAGTTGTAATTCGTAGCCAATGTAAAGATATCTGGTTGACCACTTTAATAACTGACACCACCAAGGAATGTTTTTTACAATTGCTATTGAATCAGCGTAAATTTTAACAAGCTCGATGGTTTCGGGTTCGTGTTCTAAGCTTTCTACTAAATCCCAATATTCGGGATGATTCTTGAAAGCCTTTTCCCAAACATCGTAAGAGTTCAATTCATCGGCATTTAGCCAGTCTAAATACCAGAAGCCGAACTCTAAAGGTAAGTTTTTGATTTTTGGTGTTTCTTCTAACATAATTACAGCTATTTTTTAAGGGCAAATAGTTTCAGCAATTAATGGTTTTGGTAAACCTAAAGTAGAGGCTTTGGACATTAAATTATCTAGTATTTCTTGCAGTGAATTACCTTCTAAAAAGCCTTCTAATTTTCCTGAATGGTATAGATAGGCTTTATATTTTGGGCAATCTTTGAAAGCACCATGAAAATACAAGTAATACCAAATAATCTCTGTTCCGGTTGAATCAACATATTTCCTTTTGGTCATTTTTCTGTCTTAATTAACTCCTTTAGCTAGGTTGAATTAGCCCCAACAAGACTTAAACTTCTATGCTAGGGCTGAGGAAATTTGTTCCTCTGAAATATCCAAGAAAAACAGCGTTCCCCGTCCTTCTGGAGTGGTCATAAAGTGCAGCATCCACTTAGCGTCATCAGCTGCAACTGATTTACCCTGTTGGATTTCTTTCCACAATTTGCAGAAATACTCACCGTCCCGAATAATCACGGGTTGCTGCTCAATCCGGCTGAATGCGGCGTTAGCTGCTGCCAGTTCATCGGCGGTCATGGGTTTAGGCTGTTTGGGTTGCAGCATCTCCACTACTTCCGCCGCAGTCTGTAGACCTTTGGTGTCGTGAATCTCACCCCGTTGGGGGAAGGGTACGACATTGGTCTTTTCTTCTTGGGCATCTAGGATGGCTTCGACAACATCCTCAACCTGGACTTTTTTAGCCAGTTTCTTGAGTGCCTGCCGTCCTTCCTGTACCCGTTCCTTCTGCATTGCTCGTGCTTTGACTGCGACTTCTTGGCGGTTTATACCAGTCCGGGCAGGGTCTTGGGCTATGCAAATTAGGTTGAAGTCTCCATCGAAAACGTAGATTTTCCCCAAGTCCATCGGGTCTAGTCGGACTTGTACCGTCTTACCAATCCACGCTTCTAAATCTGGGGCTATGAAGTATGTCCCCTCCAGTTGGATGCCACGCTTTTGCACTACGCGGAGTCCATCGCTACCAGGGGCTTCTGCCAGCAAGATATCTAAAGCTCGTTCATTGGCGATTCGCTTGATGTTGCCACGCCAGTTAGTGAAGATTTCAAATGGCGTTGATCCTTCCAAACCCTCATGTATTTGATGGGCATAAACGGTGTCACACCATCGGTTAGCAAAGTTTTGGAAGTCGGCCGCGCTCATGTTTAGGGCTATTGGCTCGTTTTTGGTCATCAGCCGTTCAGCGAAGCTTTCTCTAGCCCTTAGTTCCTGGCGTTCTGCTACGTTGTGACCGATGAATCCGGGTAGCAGTTCTACTAGATCATGAGCAAATGTCCTGAAGAATCGCTCAATGTGTGGTTTTTGCCAGGGCTGGAAGGGTTCACAGAATTTTTGCTTGATTTCCAGGGCTGCAAATAGGCGCTGGAGGTGGTTGGCTGTGTAGTCTTTGCCGTTGTCGGTTTTCACCTGTTCCGGTACGCCCCAATCTAGGAGGCATTGCCGGAGTAGGGTGGCTATGGCTACGGCTTTGGATCGGGGGACTAGCAGCAGTTTGGTTCTGCGGCTGTAAACGTCTATGCAGCCTATGAGGTGATAGCGTCCATCTGACAGCATTATGTCGGCTGGGGTCGAGTCCATCTCCCAGAGTTGGTTAAGCCTGTCTATGCCATCGGAGTAGCTGCCGAAGGCGCTCATGTATTTGGATTTCCAAGCGTCTGGGTTAGAGACGGCGGTGAAAATCTCTTTATTTTCTTCCCGCCAACTGGCGATCCACCGTTCTAGGGTGCGTTGGCTGGGTAGGATTTCTGGCTCAAATTTACTCTGGAGGATGGTTAGTAGGTGCTTTCCTGTACAGTGGGGGTACTGGGTGAGCATTCCTAGTACAAATTCCCGCACTTTGGGGCAAACATCTATTTTTGTTTGGCCTTTCCGGTTGCCGTAGTTACCGCAAAGGGCTTGAACGCTGCCTGTTTCCAGGGTTTTTACCCATCTCTGTAGGCTGGATGGGGAAAGGTTGGGAATGGCTTGTTTTGTGGTCGTTGAGACTTGAATTTCACCTTTGTTGTAAGCGTTTGCAAATATGTGATGGCAGTTAACTTTTTTTAATTGGTGTTGTTGGCAAAAGTTTTCTAAAATTCTTAATATGTCTAAGCGTGCATCTATTCTTATGTCGTTATTCCCAGTTGCCTTTGGGTTTCTGGGTCTAACTGACGTTTGTACCAGTGTTTCTGTCACTGGCTGGGTGGTCAGTTCTATTACCTTTGGCTGAATCGCTTCTGTTTCTTCTACAGGCTTGGTTGCTTGTGTTTCAGCAGTTCTGTTTAATAAATACTGCTGTGTTTCAGGTGGCAAGCTGGAGATGTGATACTCCTTACCCCCTCCTATGGCGCGTCGATCGCGTGTCTCCCAGTTTTCTCGCTGTGCCTTCTTGATCAATCCTTTGATTGATCCAGGTAGTCCAGGTAGGCCGGCTAATTCTGAAGTTCTGAACCACATAAGACAGAACCACTGTTTGTTAAAGTTTGTTTATCAATTGCTAATTGGGAAATGATTGCGTGTGCAATATATTCATGAGGAGCTATCCCGCGTATAGCAGCCCCTAAACAAGCATTTTGATAAACAGCTAGGCTTAATACAGGTCTGACGACTTTTCGACTCATTTGTTGTCTACGCTTGTCTTAGGTTGTCTAAGACAGTATAGTACATAAAGAACTTAAAGTACAATAGGTACGTTAGGAAAATTAAGCTAACAAAAATGCTGATTCAAACTCGTAGAACACCTACACCCGAAGGAATAAGCCTTTTGAGCAAGGTTTTGCAAGCCACGCTCACATACAATCGTTGGACAGAAAGAGAGTTGGCACGAAAAGCTGATATCTCTCCTGGTTCAGCCAATAGATATGTTAATGGTAGGGTAATTAAACCTCAAGACGAAATTCTGAAAAAATTAGCACCATATATCTACGTGGTGACAGCCGTTACCGATAGTGGAGTAGAAATAAATCCAACCTTAACGTATGGTAATAACTGGACTGAGTTGGAACGTATTGTTTTAGACGGAAAACTTATAAAATCTTACAGTCTATCTAAACACATGGAGATACTTCAAAATCTTATTATTCAGTATATTGAACGTGAAAATATAAATGAAGAAGAATTTGCACGTAGAGCTTTATTACACCCCACTGTTATACGAGCAATATTATACGAAGGAAATATGCTTGGAGATGACCCAGTAGTAATATTAAGCCTGATATCAAGTGTATTACAGAATCCACAGACAGGCCAAACTTTTACTGGCTGGGTAGAATTAGCAGAATACTGCAAATTCCCCATAGAAAAAGAACATGATTCTGCCTGCGATAATTCAGGACAGAACCATGTGTCACTGTAAAATTAGATTTAAAGCTTAAATCATAGGCTCACAGGCAAGGGTCTTTACAATTCTCACCGGATCACCACGAAAATAGGTTAGTCTTGCATCAACCGTAAACCTTGCCTTTTGACCTGTGAATAGATGAGCGTAATAAGAATAGTTAGAAACATTAATGTCTTTCAGCAATGTTTCTTTAAATTTCGGTAGCTCATTATCTATCCAAAGTTTGGTTAAACGGTTGCCAACCCATTTATTGGGGTCAATGCCACTAGAAGCATGTATGCGAGAGTTACTGAAAATTCCTTTATCATCTAAAAGACCAATAATATAAGCCGCATTACCATAACCCATTACTTCCGCAATAATTTCGTCCTCTCGTTCAGCAAGAATTCTACTGCGTAAGTCTCGATCATCAAAAATTATACTGGGTGAGTCTGACTCAGGCTGATCTGGATGGATAATCTTTTGATCTTGTTTGTTACTCATAGGTAGATGTAACCTGTAGCTTGGATTAAGCGGAAAAGATACTCTCCTTTCCCCTGTGGCTATTGTCATACAAGTAACACTACTTTCACAAGACATCAATGCCAGAATATGTTTGTAATTTTTAACAAGCGCTCGCCATACTGCATCATTAGGACAAATAATTAACAAATTTTTATCAGCCGCAGTTACAAAACAGCAACTAATCAAACTTTGAATATTATCCTTATCACTTTCATTACTGATCATAGAAATTAGATTGTGCTTCTGTCCTTAGATATATATTTTACAGAATTTTACAGGCTTCTTGGACAAGAATGAGTCAGTTCAAACTTAGTTCAAGCTTAGTTCAAACTTAGTTCAAGCTTAGTTCAAACTTAGTTCAAGCTTAGTTCAAACTTAGTTCAAACTTAGTTCAAACTTGGTTCAAACTTAATTGAGAATAAATCTCATTTAGTAATTGCACACAACCCTAATAACTCTAAAGTCCCCCCTTTTATCCTGAATAACTCTCTATATCTTCAGGATTTAACAGGTAGTATTCAATACCTGTTAGCTCAGATAATTTAAACTTTATTCGCTTAGTCAAGGTTTCGTCAACCTTATCTTCAAAAATTACCATCATCATCTACATAAGCCTCAATAATAACCGTAGTGCCATCACGGTAAACAGTCTCTCATGGCTAACCGGCAGATAACAACATAAAGACTCTAGCATCATTAAGTGACATAATTAATTAAACCCCCCTAACCTGAATTAGAGGGGTTTATTACAAATTTTGAATGGTCTTACCATTGTAACCACAAATAGAGACAAAAACAATGACAGACCTACTCACACCTGCACCACAAGCACCAGTAGAAGAGTTAGACTACTACGATATGGCACGTAAACGTATTGATAAAATTTCTAAAAGCCTAGACAACATTCAAGGAAAAATTGATGCCCTACTTGAAAAATCAGACTTAAATGAAGCCGAAGCCAGAATCCTGCTCATATACTGTCAGTCTATTCAAGCCCTAGCAACTGCCAGAGACGACATCAATAATCTTCCCTGATAGCATCATGTGAATTAGAGGGGGTTAAAAAAATCAACATTTTGAAAAGCAGGTGGTAAAGTCCTAACGTCCAAGACAAGACAACAAAAATCACCATGCAAACAAAAACACAAGCCGCCTTAACTGCCCTAGTTCTAGCATTTAAGGAAATGTTTAACATAACCAGAAACACCCTACAAACCCCACCTTACATCGCCGAACAAGAACTCGCAGACAAACAAAAACAAATTGATGATTTAAACCTCCAACTTCAACAACAAGACGAATTAGACCAACAAACCGCCGATGAAATAACCGCATTTACGGCTGAAATTAAAGCGTTCCTGGCAGAACTAGCACCCGTCAACCCCGAAACACCAGCCATCACAGAAGAACCTTCCACCGTTCCCGACACCGACATCACCGACATTCCTGAAGAAGAGGAAGAACAAGCTTAGTTCATTCCCACTATTTGGGCATAAGTAAACCCCTCCTGCTGGTCAAGAGGGGTTTTATGATTAATTAGATGTAGTTTGCTTTTTCTGAGTCTTGCGTTTTTTCTGAGCCGCTTGCCGTTGCCGGATATCTGCTATTATTTCTTTGTTCATTTCTGCAACTTTCGGATTAATTCGTGCTGTTGGATCTGGAACATCAAAAACTGCAAAAAGCTCATTAAATTCATCTAAATATTTCTCCATTTCTTCTTCAGTCAGAATATTTAGTTCTTCACTCATAATATTTATTTGCTCCTAGTTTTTTTAGCGTTTTTTCTGTTATCGAATTCCATTTGTACAGAATCTGGCAATTGTTTAAAACCAAATTTCTCATAGGAAGCTTTTCGACTTTCATATCTGCTATTTTCCTCCTTTTCATCATAAGGAGTGCAGGTAAAAAGTCTGTTAGATACGGGGGAATTGGCATAACGCAGCCAAGCCCTTGTCATATCTCTCAGCTCTTTTGATGGTACACCTTCTCCAGCAGAGGTTTTATTAACATTATATTCACCATCGACCGTAAAATATACTTCTCCTTTCGATGAAACAAACATCTCAACCCTATCACCAGAATACAGTACGGCCGGTTTGTTTTTAAGTTTACGCAAATTAGGTTGATATTTAGTATCTAGGAACTCCTCCAAACTTGAAAATCCGTTTCTAATTTTGAGCAGCCTATCTAGTTGCTCATCAGTTAATTCTATCTGATCATTCTCAGCTTTTATACCTATGGCCTTTAATTCATCCTTAGAAGCATCTTGATTACCTAATATTTCCGAGCCTTCAGGAGCTATTATCTTCACTTTCTGCTGTTCAACCGGCTTAGGCTGTTCAACTGGTTTGGGCTGTTCAACTGGCTTGGGCTGCTCAACTGGCTTGGGCTGCTCAACTGGCTTGGGCTGCTCAACTGGCTTGGGCTGTTCAACCGGCTTGGGCTGTTCAACTGGTTTGGGCTGTTCAACTGGCTTGGGCTGCTCAACTGGCTTGGGCTGCTCAACTGGCTTGGGCTGTTCAACCGGCTTGGGCTGTTCAACCGGTTTATTATCTAACTTTGCTGCCAAAGTTGCAGTAGCCTGACTAGCTACTGGTGGCTGCTCCTTCCTACATTTCTTATTAGGAGAAATACAGCTACCACCGCAAGGAGTCCCTTTTGAGCAATTTTTCCCCGTTGAATAACTTAATTCCTCACTAAAATTAGCGACATCATTAGGATTTAATAACTTATATCCAATCTCTTGAGTATCAAAATCAAAATTATATCTTTTAATTAAATTACCATTAACTCTA